AAAAATATGCACCTTTTAATGTTCGAGAATTAGAAATGTTAGCATTAAATAAGCGATTTATATCTAAAGATCCTGTATTTAAAACTTATGCGAATACTAAAAGATCACATCCTTATGTATCAAAGATAGATTTCCTTGATTTTGATACCCATGCAGATTTATTAAAAGATTATATACCCTATTTGAATAAGAATACATATATTGATACTGAATTAAATAGACTATTATATCTAACAAAATTACCTTTAAATGGACTCCTTTATTTCTTTAAATATGCACATCTTCGTAAAAACAAATATTCAATAGAAGAAATTGAAACATTATTAGATGAAGTTAACCTAGCTCTTAAAAAACCTAAAGTTAAAAATAGAATTCAGGAATATACTCCACAACTTGCTAAAGAATATAGAGATCTCGCAGATTTAGAAAAAGATAATGATCAAACTATACTATATTTTGATCCTAAATATGATAAAACAAAGTATGATTTAAAGAAAAAATATGATCGAGCTGCTCTCTTAATGGAGTTAAAAGATGAATTTGAAGTACAGTGTATTATTGATGGTAAGCGCCCTTTAAGATCAGGTGATCTTGCTATTCTTAAACATCATTCTCATCCGACTGCATATTATAAATGGATCAAAATCCAGAATAAATATATGTGGGTTAAAACATCCAATTTACCACCAGTATGTAAAGAAGAGAAATTACCTAAATTTGAAGATATTACAGGTAATAAAGCTATGATCTTAGATTCATTTGATGATATTTGTAAAAAAGCAGAAGATATCCGTGAAAATCATGAATATATGCATTTGCTGTCTGCAATTAATATTTTAGAAAGTTTTATGGAAGAAAACACGGAAGAAGCCATGGAAAATACTAAAGAACTTATACGACGTCTAGAACTATCTGTAGCTGCTAGCGCATCTGGTAGCGCGGCCGAAGGACCTATAAATACGATGTTTGGATATGTTGATAAAGTAGCATATGATGAATATTTTGGAACAGAAGATATGTATAATTTAGACAATATGTTTATGAATTTTGAATATGATCAGGGCCCTACTGTAATGAATATTCGCATGCCACCATCTGCTGCAGAAGTTGCACAAGCAGATAAGCGTAATATTTTAGATATAATTTGCAAAGTATTAGAGATTGAAGAACTTGATGATAATGATAAAACGGATATCTCAGATTATATTGATACGAAATATCCAGATGAAACAGCTTATCAACTTATTAAACGCAAAACAGAAGATCTAAATACATTTATTGAGAAATTACTTAAGGAAAATAAGAAAAAGTCACCCCGAACATTTAATGAAATGAAAGCCAAATTAGAAGCGACTAAACAACAAAAGATACAGGATGAAATATTTAAGATATTAAGTTCACATTATTTTGATAAAATAACTTCATGTATTGCTATATTAAATTTATATATTATGATTAAACATCCAAATATTGTTATTAAACGCTTGATTCCAGCATGTGTCAAATATTTCTCATATTCTGGTTATCCTTTATTAAAAGATGATGATCAAACCAGATCATTAGTTAAATATATGGCATGTGTATTAAAGTCTCTTTATCAACCTAAAGATATACGCTTTGGATTATTTAATGATTTAGATGAAAATATCAAGGCAATTACTATTAAGATCAAAATGGTTTTAATAGAACGCTATGATATAAAGAAAACAATTGAGAAAGCGGCAGCAGCAGCAGCGGCATCCGTAGATAAGAAAACATCATCAATCTCACATATGGAAGATATTATAGATTTTGCAGACATATATGGAGTATTAAATACATTTTACAAGCCATGTTTTGATTTTGCATATGGAAATTATAAAAATCCAGTGATTCATTATATGAAGGTCATAAATGATCATATAAAAACATCTAAAATGTCTAGATTTAATATTGTAAATATTCCGATGATATCGAATACATGTTGTATGGAAATGTTGCTTAAAACTACAAATTTCTATGATTATTTTCATTCAACGGATCTTCATAATATTTATCAAAAATTACCTAAAAAAACTGAAAAATCTATATCTAATTTATGGATTCCGCCATCTAAACTTAGTATAAAAGAAGAATTATTTTTGAAAAATACATTAGAAATTAAAGGTAGCAATCCTGAAAAACTACCGATATTAACTGAATCTAAAACTGAAACTCAAGAGCCAGATCATGATGAAGATTGGTGGAGTGATGAATTGCATCCTAAAATAAAGGAAATGTTTGCATTTATCAAATCAAAATGTGCGGATTCACCAATACGAGCTTATGAGAGACCAGAGAGTATGTTTATTAATATAGAAGTGTTAGATGATATAACGAATTTAAAGATTATATATGCGAATTATTTACGGGGTGAGATGAGATCTACCTTGGGTAAATTATTGAATTTATATAAATTTAATAAAAAAGAAAAAATAAATCGAGCAGATCCTTTTGTAATATTATTAGAAAGCTTATATGATATAGACGGTATTCAACCTATATTTAATCGAATAGGCAAAGAACTTCCTAAATTATGTGATTATATTCTGTATGATTCTGAAAGCCATTCAGTGAATAATATTATGTGGTATAGTTATCAATTATGTCAATTCTTTATGAAAGCATTATGGATTGCTGCTACTGCTGCAACAAATGAAGACATGCCCACTGAAATAACAGTTGAAGCTTTAACTTATCGTATAAATATATCTACTGGGCCATTTTATGTTACAAAAGTAGGTCAGATTATAAATTTACTTTTAATAAATCTAGATGCTTATGTAACTATGAATTATTTTGATATTTCAAGCTTAAAGAAAGAGGTTGAACTATTGCGAGAAAAAAGGAAAGAAGAAATAATGGCAGGATATAGTGCAGATGATGAACAACGTAATTTACAAAAGATATTGAAAGTAATGGGTTTAAATATAATGGGCCAAGGCCCAGCAGCAGCAGTAGCAGCAGCAGCAGAAGCTGACGACTTAAACGAAGGTGCTGCTGAAGCTCCAGCGCCATTGGTAGATGTAGTGGAAGCAGAATATGGCAATTATGTGGAAGCTGTTGGTGAAAATGCAGATGGAGATATTGAATATGACGGTTATGATTAGATTATGATTAGATTATGATTAGATTACCTCGTCTTGCATTATATTTAGAAATTCTTCTAATTTATCAGGGGTAGCTCTTTTTAATTCTCTTAACATAGAATGTATACCAATTTCTTCAAATTCAAAATCTAATATTCCACGAAATTTAGTTTCAATGTTACTTTGAGCTGTGATATATTCTTCAGTAGCAAACTCATTATCTTCTTTTTCTAGTTCAAAGAAGCTATCTCCGTAATAATACTCCATGCTCGATAATTTAATCACTATTCTTTCAAATATCCAAAATACATACATACGAAGAGCATGCATAGATATAAGTTCTGTTTTATTTATATATTCAATAGCCAAAGATTTCGCATCTTGAATATATTCTATATTATCAGGGTTAGTTTCTAATTTTACATCTGTATCTTGATCTGAAGGATTAAAATAAGCAAATTTTGTGTTTAATATGCCAATCATAATATTAATACAGACATCGTCCTTAGTAGAAATTGATGTCGGTAGAATACCTTGATCATAAGCTGCACTCTGAAATTCTTTATGAATTTCTTTAAGTAAATAAAATTCTTTATCTAACTCGGTAAAATGATATTTATATCCAGATTGCATGTTTCCCTCACTGCACATAATATCAATAATACTTTGAAACATTGTTTTATAATTTCGAGTGTTAAATGCAGTTGATGATTTAATACGTATATATTCTCTAATTTTCATAAAATAAGTATCGTTATCAGCGTTTGGTGGAATTATAACAAAAAATATTTTGAATAATGTAAAGATTAATTCCATACGACGATCTACTTCATCTTCGAAAAAACTTCTAATTCTTTTTACTGCTTCTTCATTATCTTTTCCTACATTTGTAAAATATTCACCAGCTATATATTTTGCATGATAACCAATAGCACTAAATGTATTTATATTCTGTATACAAGCCGCTATTATTTTAATATCAGGTGTGTTTGTAGATATGTTTTTTGTATATATCATAGCATTACTTTTATTAATATTTTTGCGCTCACCCTTAAGTACAATAAAGAAATTAATATCTTTAAATGGTGCATCAATAAATGATGATACTTGTCCAGCTGCATTTAAAAAGTAATTATTGAAATATTTATATGATTCCTCAATGGGTACCATAATACGATTAAAATTATTATTGCATAATATTTTACCTAATAGTTGAGCAAACTGATAACTGCGAGTAACATTTTTACGTGTTTCTGGTGTTTTAATAATAGCTATCTTATTATCTTCTCCATTTTCTTGGATTAATTCTTGATTATAGCCAAGACTAAGGAAGTTTTCTAATGTGTCAATATAATAATTTTTATTTATTTCTTCCAGATTACTAGAATCAGGTGTATTAAACCCAGTATTCCACATTTTTTTACTAACATTTTTATTAGGTGTATTATTTGATTCCCTTAAATCTAAAAACGTCATATGTTTTGGTAATAAAGGCAATTCATCCATCGTAATATAATCAGTGAGCTTATAGTCTGTTGTAAACGTTCTTAAAGTTGAGTATTTTGTAGTATTTTCATTATCTTCATTATCTTCATTTAAATGCTCTGCCATTAATTTGCAAATGTGTAATGTATAATCTTTAAAGGCTTTGAATGTTGCTTTACGATGACGATGAAATGTATAAGGAATTCTTAATAATTTATTAAATTCCATTATATTCTTAGGATCATTATAATAACCTGCAAGAATATTGGCCTTTTCTATATATTCAGCATTATATGTAAGACCATTATGAGGTGTTATTGTATAATAAACATCAGAACTTATAATATTAAAAGAGTCTTTTATTGATAAATTATTATTATCATAAACCAATGTTCTATAATTATTATATTTAGCGTGTAGCACATGTATAAATCTTAAATCAGTAGTAAATCCAGATATTACATAACAATGATTATTTGGATTTTGTCTACTATATGTATCGTCATCATGTGCAAAACATGTTAAATACCGAATACTCGTACTTCTTTCTATATCTAATGGAACTCTTACTAAATAAGGCGCTAATGCAAACATTTTTTCAATCGCTTCGTTTGCTGCATCTTCTGAAGCCAATATTTCATCAGGTATAGGTTTAATACCACCAACTTGCGCTGGCGGTGGCACAGGTGCAGGCGGTAGCACAGGTCTTAACGTTTGAGCAAATCCCTGCATAGCTTCATATGCGCGTAAATAATAATCTAAGCATCTTCTTCCAACTCCATGAATGCATTGAGTTTCAGCTGATTTTAGAATACTTTGATAAGACGTTTGATCAGCTTCTGCGCCAAATGTAATTTCATTTAATGCTTCTGCTAAATTATCTTTATCACCAGTGCCATTTTTAATCTTTTCTAATTCTTGTCTTAAATGCTCCATTTGAGCAATACAGTATGTAGATATACTAAACATATTACCATCAACATTATGAACTTGTGTAATCATATCTGAAAACAATGTATATCCTGCTAATCCAATTAATTCAAAAATAGTATTGCAAGAATAATTATATATTGCTTTAACTTTATCCATATTTGCAGCATCTTTTAAACCACCGCTTAACATAAATGTGAAAAATTTAGTAAGATCGGGTTTAGAAATAGGTTTTTCTAATAAATTCTTGCATTCAGCAGCAAATCTAAAATTTTTTTGTTCTTCTCCATCCTTGTCTTCACCTAGATCATTAATCTTTTTATGGATATCTTTAAATATAACCGGACATGATTCTCCGAAATGCTTTATAATATATTCCAATTCTTTAATCGAATACAAAGCTAATCCATCAATAATATCATCTTTTTGTTTTTCTAGTTTTTCTTCTTCAGTGCCGCTAGTATAATATACCGCTAATTTTTCAACTAATTCTGTTAATTTATTACCTCTAGGAACTAATGATACTTCTGCATGTGTAAGTGAACCTCTATAAGCTATTAACATTGCTGTAAGATATTCTTGAGTAAAACAATAGCCATTATTAATATTAACGAATTTATCAATTTCTGTCAGGTTATAATCTTTAAATAATCTAGTCATATTTTGTTCAGGAGGAACAGATGGATCATATGGAATATTTGGATCATCTTGACTTAAGAGGGTGCAATGATTTGGGTTTAGATCTTTTAATACATTTTTAATATATTTAACTTGATCACCTGTATCTTGAGTAAAAAGTTTTTTGTTATCTTTCAAAAATGTATATAAGTTACTTATAATATTTTTTTTATTATCAACATATTCATAAAATTTATAATAAACAGAATTTATATCTATTCTTAAATCTTCATTGCGAATTATAAAAAGATCTACAATTTTAATTTGAGCATAATCATTATTGTTAGAATCATGAGGTTCACTCAAAATTCTTTCAATTTCTTCAAGTTTTTCTTTAGCGCTATCTTTGGGTAAGTCTACATATGTCTCTAATGCTTTTAAAAATCTATCATAATTTTTGTTATAAATAGCACGGGTTAAATCTTGGTATAATTCTTTACCTTTCTTAGATATTTTTTCTAGGTTTATCTTATTAGCTTCTAATATAGTGTTATAAATATTTTTTTCAACTGGAGGAGCACCGCCTTTTTTTTTTGTTCTTAATGGTGCTACTAATGGTAGCCCTTCAAGTCCAGCAGCAGGTGCAGCAGGTACAGCAGCAACTTCAGCCAATCTAGCAGGGTGTTCAGCTTCCGCAAGAACACCTTCCTGAGCGGGTTGATTAATTGCGATATTCTGCAACATATAGATTAGAAAACATATTTCAGGTTTATTTGGTTTTTTTTTAACAACACTTTTAATATGTAATGAAAATTCGTCCATAATCTGATTTGTTAATGTAACTGGAATTTTATCACCATATTTTCTTCTTCGATCACCTTCTAAGAAACTGCATACTAAATTGTTTGATACAGTATCTACATCTGGAAAAAGTGGTGAATCAGCTTCAGAAACTTCATTATCAAAATATTTTTTAGCAGTAATTAAAACTTGTAGATTATCAATAGTAAATTCCATTATTTAATTATATATATATAATTAAATGGGAAAAATAAAACAACAAAAAGGTGGGCGTGCACTACCTTGTGATAAACAGTTAAAACAAGCTATGATAAACTATAATAATAATATTAAAGAAGCCAAATCTGCTGCTACTACTACTGCTACTGCTGCTGCTACTACTGCTGCTACTACTGCTGCTACTACTACTGCTACTGCTGCTGCTACTGCTGCAAAAGAAATAGATAACATACTTTTATTAAAAACAGCAGAAACATCTTGTACTAGTAAACAAGATTGTCAAAACACATGTGTATCATATTCAGAAGCAATTCCTACTATAAATAGATTACAAAATGAGATTTATTTATTAAATCATGCACTAGATGTAATGACGAACATTTATAATGAAGAAACAAATTTTAAAGCAGCAACTCTAATAATTACAAAAATAAATATAATTTTAAATTTAGATTTAAAATATTTAAATAAAAATAATGCTGTTTTGAATTTAAATGAAAACCCAAAAAAACCTTTAGAAAATAGTTTAATTGAGGAAAATATTAAGAAAATATCAAAAAAAATAGATGAAAAAGTTTCAGAAATATTAAAATTATCTAGATCTAATTATTTAATCAAAAATACGAATAATGATAATGACGATTATGATATAAGTATAGATAAAGATTCTTTAGGCAGTTCATATATAGAAGTACAATTAAAAAATCCAATTCCTAATTTATATAAACATCGAAATTATGTAAATAACAATACGGCTAAATATATAAATATATTAGCAAATAGTCCATTATTAAGAGGATCCGATAAAAAATATACACTTATAAAAGATGCATATAAACTAATTGATTATACTAAGTATCCTATTCATATTTTAAAACCACCAAGTTTTAAGTCTAAAGAAAAAATAAATCTAGAAGAAACTTTAAATAATGGTCAATACGAATTGAATGAGGATTTAGATTTTAAATATGAAGATGAAGATAAAAAAATATTTAAAAAAGTAAAAGGTGGATTAGGAACAGATCCTAATCCTAATCCTAATCCTAATCCTAATCCTAATCCTACAGTAAACACTATTACTGGTAAAAGCAGAATACAAGAAAAACTAGCAATGTTAAATACTAAATATGGTACTTAACCGCTCCCTAACACTCTAAGCCCTCCGGCGGATTAACCATAATATTTCCATTTTTTCGCAAATTATCATAATAATTGCATAAATATTTAGTTTCATAGGTATTATCTTTCATAAATGTTGTATCCTTCATATATTCTTGATAAGGGTCCTCTTCTAATACTATACTCGCAGGTTCAGTCATTTTTATTTTATCATCGAATACAAATCCGATAATCTTATAATCTATTAGTTTTGTCTGTGATGTATTCTTATCTAATTCTGTAGTAATTTCTAATTCAATACCATATATTTTATTTTGACGATCTACTAGATGACGAGAGGTAATTTTATTTTCTTTTTCATTTTGTGATATAATTTCACTCTCAACCATTTGAAATAATGGCTCTTTTATTTTAACATCACCAATATCAATAATAGCTTTATTTAAAATTGCTAACAAATATTCATCATTGGTTTGCTTTGGTAAAGCTTCAGCGTTTTTAAGAGTACAATTAATAAAATCCGTGGGATATTCCATTAAAGGAAATCCAGGTTCAACATGACCAATTGCTTGATCATAGAAAGCACTTGGCACTGGTCTATAATCTTCACCAGTTACTTTAAAAGCTTCTACTTTATATTTAGATTGTAGAAATGCACTTAATAAGATTACAACAATTAATAAAAAAATCCATAGAATCATTTATTATATTCACATATTATTATATTCAAATATGGATTATTTTCTGCAAATTTCTTGATTTCTTTTAAATATATCTTCCAATCAGCACTAGCGACACATCCTATACCCAATGGAAAGGCGATCGTTGAACCTCGTGGTATTCTTTTAGCAATTTCATTTAAACATGCTTGAAAGAATCGAATACGTTTTTTAGGTGAATCATATGTCTGATTTGCTTTACCAGGTGTAATCTGTGCCAACATATTAATAACATTACCACGAATAATAATGGTTCCAGGTAATCGTGAAACTAAATAATTATAACCATAAATATCAGCAGCAGGATATTTATCAAATATTGCTTTAGTTAATCCGATTGGATAAAGAGATTCACAATTACATGGATGACATATATAAATCTCAGGATCTAACTCCAATATAGATTTATTTATATGAGATATCATATATATGAATTTTTATATATTGATAAGAAAAATTATATCTTTATATCAAATCAAATCTTTATATCAAATTTTCATTTGATCTTACGTATATATGATCGATAATCATAATTAACACCCATATAGCCAAATGATTTAATATGTTCCAGAATTTCATCACATAAAATTGGTAAATTATTCTCCAGATAATAATCAAAACTTGGACTATCAATCATATTCAAATGTAAAATATCATCATCCCATAAGCTTTCAGTTTCAACCTGACTCTTTATCCATAGTAAATGATTGGTTACTTCAATAGGTCTTGGCTTAATAGAATCAGGTGATTGTTTTTGATTTTGATAAGTATCGATTTGAGAAGCAACATCTGTCATTTTGATCTATTTAATATATAACAATGATTTCTTATATGCTTTTTGAAGACTATTGTTCTCTTCTAATAATTTAATATTTTCAATTTCAAGTTTACATTTGTATTCATGATGCAACTTATGCCTTAAACTGTCACAAGATTTATCACATAAATTGCATTTAAATTGAATATAATTTCTCAATAATTTATTAGCAGATAATCCACATAAAAGTAAATCCTTGCACTCTTTCTTTTTTGATAAATGGTTTTTCATACTGCTTATTTTAATAGTATCATACCCACATCGAGCACACATATAATGAAGTTCAATATCATTATCTTCGATTTCATTAACTTCGATTTTATTATCTTCAATTTGAAGAATTTCGATTTGATTAACTTCGATTTCATTATCTTCAATTTGATTAACTTCGATTTGATTATCTTTAATCTGATTATCATCTTCAATCTGATTAACTTCGATTTGCTTATCTTCAATCTGATTAACTTCGATTTGCTTATCAAGTGGATGAATTATCTTATTAAATATATTTTTAAGTGTAGTCAACTCTTCAATATTTAAATTTTGTGCAATATTTTCGATAATATTTAATTTCTGTAAATTATTATTTTCAAATAATTCAACGATACTATTATTCGGTAAACTATATTTTAATCGTTTATTTTCTTTTATATATTGTAAAATAGTTTCTTGCATTTCAATTAAATCGCCAGTAAAATATTCAGATCCAATATTTTTACATAATTTAAATTTGTTAGTAAATATTTTAATTAAGTCTTTTTCTGTTAAAACATGCTCTGTACAATAGAATGTTGATATTACAATTGAATATTTCTTATACTGATGAATTCTTTGATATATATCTCTAGTTCTACCAATTTTGTATATTGGCAAATTTAATAGCTGTAATTCTCTCTCATAGCATATATAAATATATCCATCCATCGTACATTTTTATCTAAAATAAATATAGATATCAAATTTTTATTCAATATAATTAAAAAATATATAATTTTTAAATTTAATGCATTCATACGTTAACAGATAAAAATTTGACATTATATAAAAACGATATAATCATATAATAATGGAGAATATAATAGAATTCTATTCTCCAAAGTCGCCATATTACGAGTTCTCTAATTTTTATACCAAAAAACCAATTGATATAGATAATGATTTATGGCTTAATGTAGAACATTACTTTCAGGCTCAAAAGTTTATAGATTATCCAGAATATTATAAAATCATTAAACCCTGCGACTCCCACAAAAATTTAAAAATTTAGGTTGTCAAAAGAAAACTCAGTTTTCAGGTAAATGGGTAGTTAATAAAAAAACAGATACACGTCTTTTAAATGATATCATAGATCAAAGAGAAGAACAAAACATCTTAAAATTCGTGAAGATTGGGATCAGGTTCGCGATTCTATTATGAAGAAAGCTTTATATGCTAAATTTACACAAGATCAAACTCTAAAGACACTATTACTTGAAACTGGCGAGAATGAAATTATTGAAGCATCTCCTAGAGATTCATATTGGGGCGCTTGCGCTCGGCTCTGCCACGCGGCCCAGATAAAAATGGTCTTAACAAACTTGGAAAATTACTTATGGAAATTCGTATGGAGATTCGTACTTAATCGTTGGAACTGGTCTAATTCGAATGCATAATCTGGATTTTTATTATTGCATTCTCCTCGAATGTCACCTATGGTATCATGACACAATGGTTTACTATTTTCATCGTATTTACGATATCCCGTTCTTTTAATACCTAAAGGCATTTGACAGTAACCACTTTCACAACCCCCAAAATAATTTGGATATTTTTTATTTGCTTGATAAAAAGGACAGTCTTCATTTATATCACAACGTTTATCCCATGTAGTAGGACATGTTGACTCTGTTTTAATATTTGGATGATCTATGCATTCGCCTACTTCACGAATTACTTCACGAATTACACTGCCAGCTTCACCTACATCTTTAATAAAGATCATAGGATTATCGCTAGTGATATATTTTCCATTTTCAGTATCATTCCATTGTTGTTTTAATATAATTTTCATACCATTTATCAATGGTATACCATCAATATGTGTCATATCATGATAAAATTTGCCATCCATTAAATAACCATTAATAGCATGTTTGGGTTCGATAGTTATAGGCTCTGCGCCAGCCTTAGCTTCAGTGCTAGCAGCACCTTCGGCAGTAGCAAATTGTTCTAATATTTGTTTGCTACTACGATCTATAATATGTTGATTACTTCGACCTAAAACGCTCAAAGATTCAGGTAAAAACTCAAAATATAGAGTCATATAATTTGATTCTGCAATTAAGGGCACACCTATTTCAGGTATATATTTAACGCCAGCTAATATCATATCAAATACTATACATGTTTTAACAGGAAATCTATCTAAGTATCCTGGAAAATCCGTTAGATTTATGCCTTTAATTTTACAATAAGGTAAATAGAATTTAAGTAAATGAATATTATAACCATCATAGGTTATAAAATCAATATTTATATTTTTATAAGATTCAGTAATTTTCTTTATATTAGATAGACTATCAAAAAATAATAATACATCTACTTCATCTAAGCTTGATGATTCTTTCATTTTAATAGAAGAAATATCAACTTCATTAGCTTTGCATATAAATTCAAATATTTTTTTATGTATTTGACTGGGATAACCGATAATTCTATGATTCCGAATCATATCATCTAATGTTTCATATGAATATGCATCTCTTTTTTTAATTAATAAAAACACTTTCTGGTCATCTAATACAGTTTGAACTTTGAGATCAGTCTTAACGTTAGAGATCGCATAAGTATATGTATCTGTCACATAAGATGAAGTATCTGTTAAAGTCGTATCAAACTTAACAAATGGTATACTATTTGCATATATATTTTTATATTTATCTGATTCAGTTACAATAGAAACAGGTGTGGTATCAATGTTTACATCATAATTAAGTAATGTTTCGATTGTTGTAGGTTTTCTATATAGACTATATATATACAAACAGTAAACTAAATATAAAATAACTATACAGACTAGAATAAAACAAAACATTTTATTTTATATTTATATAATAAATGGCTTTTGTTAATAGTAGAATAGTATATGCTACATTATTTTATGTTTTATTAGTAATACTTATAGTATTAGCAAAGCCATCTATTATTTTTGATAAAGATGGAAGTATAAAACCTTTTGGAGTAGGAGAAGATAAAACCATGTTTTCATTAGGTGTATTTTCGATAGTGTTAGCTATTGTTAGTTATTATATCTTTTGCTTAGTGGATATGATTTTTGCTAAAAAATCTTAGATATAATAAATGGAAGAATATTTAGTCGAACCTATTTTAATTAAAAATGGAAAAATAATAGGTATTAAAAAGATTACTCCACCGATCTATGTTAATATTAATGATCAAATAGATAAATTATATTTAGAACGTCGAGATTTATATTTTCAATATAAAATTATACAGGATAAAATTATATTAGATGATAAACCAGCTATATATAAATCAGATTATAACAATATAATAAATAAATTAACAAATATTCAAATAGAAATTAATAAATTACATGAATATTATGAAAATACTGAACCTTCTTATGAAATCGAAAAGAAACTAGAATTATGTGAACAAAATATTAAAAATGCCCAAACCATAAAGGATATTGTTAAATATAAGCGTCAACTTTATCAATTATATAGAGAATATCCTGATCGCAAAGCAGTAGATATAACTCATTATATGATAGAAGATGCAAAGATAGAAGAATTATCAGAAGAAAATACCAGAGCACGAGCAAAAAACAAAGGTAAAAAATTGCCACCTAAGATATCAACATCGGATATAAAGAAGATAAGAGATAATGTGAAAGAGTTAATGAAATCAGTATTCAAACCTAAAACATTAGAAGAATGTGCATCACAAAAGAGGTCTCAACCTTATTATATGAAAAAAGAAGATATTTTAAAAGAGATCGATAATAATCCTGATATCAAGAAATTATTACCAGATAATTATAAAGCTCTAAATAAGGAAGAGATATGCAAATATTTATTTCCAAAGTCACCGCTATAGATTTATTTTTGTAAAATAGCAACATAAATTCCATTCCACCAACTATATTTTGCAATATCGTGAGGTGTATGTGAATTATCCCAAGTCATTCTAATTTCTTTTTCATATAATACTTTTAAATTTAATTTTTTAATAGAATTTAATGTACCGTTTCTAACATCTTCCCAATTCCAATCATCTACTATAAAAATAAATATATCGTCTAAACAATTATAATAGTGTAATAATGCTTTGTAATGACTTTCATCTGTATGATTACCATCATACATATAAATATTAAATTTTGGCAATATTGAAACATCTACTTTAAAGCAATCATTCTCAATGAAAGTTGCATCGTTTTCACCTTTAAATTTTTCAAAATTTACTAAAAATTCAGACTTAGGACCACCAAATTCACTCCAATTATCTATGCATATAATCTTTGCTTTGTTATTACACATAGCAGAACATACTGAGCTACCTTTCCAAGTTCCAATTTCTAAATATCTCGAGTCTTCCATGTTTAATAAATTATTATAAAAGTGTCTAGTTTTAATTCCAGTCATACCTTCTATATTAATAATATCATTTGTAATTTTTGAAATATTATTCTCAGCATTTTCAAATGCTGTATCAATGAGAGTTTTATATTTTTCCATTTATTATATATCAACATTTTTATTATTTTATAGGAATATAAACGATTATATTCTATAAAATAATAAAAATGTGAATATATTCTATATATAATAAATGTTCTTTGATAAAATTCGACCTTTATATTTCTTTTTAGCTTTTGCTATTGGTATTTTATATTGTTATATTGTTAGCCCTAAACCACAATTGATTATGAAGTTCCCATCTCCATATAATGCCGGTAAAATTACTTATACTGATAAGGCAGATAATTGTTATAAATATAAGGCAGATAAAGTGGATTGTCCTACTGACCCATCTGTCATTAAAGATCAGCCTATTATAGCTGATTAACTAGTCACTATTCACCATAAAATTTAACTTCATTATTCATAATAATGCCAATCTTACCGACAAATAAAGACCAATCTAAACTTTCATATGGTATAGCATATGATTTTAAGACCATCATAAGATTATGATATTCATTTTTTGGGGAAAAATTATATTGATTTATATAATCGTATTCTGGTACAAAATTATTTATATATGTTTTTAATTCATTATTTGTAGTTGTTTTTATAGTATTTGCACCAGATTTAATAATTGTATCTATTAGTTTTTTATCATGAGAAGCTAGAATCTGATTTGTTAATTTTATATAGGTTTCTCTATCTAAAGAGCCTTCATAAATTGCTTGAATATATGTTTCTAAAGATTTAGTAATGTTTTCAGCAGCAAATAATAAATAGATATTAGATTTTCCTATATCAGTATATTGTTTAACTAAAATCTGAAATTCTGGATTATTTAACATCTCTTGATAGTCTCTACCAGCTCCACGCGATCTTGTAACATTAGTTGTTACAATACCTTGTTTTAACACTTCTTGAATTTCTAATAATTGTATTAATTTTTTATCAATTTTAGATTTATCTAAATCATGTTTTGCTTCTATAATTACAATTTGTTTATTTGGAAAATCATTGACCACATTTTTTGGCTTACCATCATTATTATAAATTGTTTTAAGCGGTTTAATATGTTGTAAATAATTGACTAAAAATAATCCATCAAAATCAGTAATAAGTTTAGTCGATGAATAAAATAGTCGTAATGATAATTCTTTATACATTTTGTTATTCTCATTTAAAAATCTAGAAAAAATATCATTCGATTTAAGCTCATATATTTCGCTTTCCTTACTAATATAACCATTAAATGATTTTTCTAATTTTTCTAATTTAGTTTCTATTTTATTTACTTTATCGTCAAGTTTATTTACTTTATCGTCAAGTTTATCTAATTTATCAATTATAGGCTTAATAATAGGCTCTATTACTTCATTTACGACATTTTTGATAATAGTAGTTAGTTGTTTAATTTGTTTATCTGAAAATGAATCTGTCATTTTATATTATAAAACCATATTTTAAAACCATAAAATTTAACTTATTTTTTGCAATATTATTTGATATGCAATATCAAGTATTTTATATCGAGATTCGTATGCATTTAAGAAACTATTAACACCATGACGAACTAATTCATATTTAGGAGTATCTTCATTGCCACCACCGTAATCATCTATAATCATAATACCGCCATTTTTTAATTTTGGCCATGATAATACCATATCTTCAAGACATGCCCAGGAATGATGATCCCCATCTACATATATAAAATCATATATATTTTGTTGACTAAAACAGGTCAAAAAACGTTGACTTGGCATTTTATAAATACTTAATTTATCACCATATTCTGCAGTATTCGCAACAAATGTAGAATATAAACTGCCAAGTTCATCCTTAACTCCATTCATATCTAAATGCTCAATATTTCCGCTAAAAGTATCAACAGCATCTAATTTTGCAGTTTCATGTGTAAATATTTTTTCCAAGAGCCAACACACTGATCTTCCTTGAAAAACTCCAATTTCTAGACCATTAATATTTGGTTTATTTTTAAGATCTGCTAGAATTACTGACCAATTTGGAATATTTATAGAGAACCAATCTGTGGTAAAATGTTTTGAACTCATTTTTTATATAAAATATATAATATCTTTATATAGTAATATTATATAAAGATGCTTGGAAATTTTTTAAAAAATGATGCAGGGCAAATAATTATTTCTATTATTTTAGGTTTTGGATTAGCTACTTTATTTAGAAAAGTATGTACAGGAAATAATTGTATAATTATTGAAGGACCTAAAGTAAGTGACGTTAATAAATATTATTATAAACTTGATGAATCATGTTATAAATATACACCTTATGTAACAACATGTAATGCTGACAAGTAACTCCGCGTCGTTTAAATAATCAATTTGTTTTGTGACTTTGAACTAAATGAATAAGTCAACTCCTATTAATCAGTTACCTTCTCAAAATTCATCTCCTAATATTTTCGTAAATGATCAGCAACGCCAAATCATAACTCAAGCACAGCAAGCAATTAATAATAGCACGATGCCTCAAAATACTCAATTATCAAATGAGATTATTAATGACGATGATTTAGCTATCCAGGATATGTTGAATAATTTAAATAGTCAACCACAAGATATACAACAAATCCAACAAATGCAACAAATGCAACAAATGCAACAAATGCAACAACAGCAACAACAACAACAACATTATCAGCAACAAGATGATTATTTATCTCGTGTTGCTGCTATGAATCATATGATGCAGCCGCAGGTATCTCAACAACAAATATTACAGCAGCTACCACAATCACAACAGTTCTTTAAATCAGGTGGAATTGCCGAGCAATTTACATATTTAATGAGTAATGAATTAAAATTAGCTGGAGTTGTATTTATAGCAGTTATACTTGTTCAATTAATTCCATTTACACAGTATATATCAAAATATATAGCCGTTGAAAAGATTCCATATCATGATATTTTACTTAAAGCAATGATTGCTACATTTATAGTTATTATTATAAAAAAACTCATTTAAAGAAAATGTATTAGAATTAAATTAGATTAGCGATGTTATTTACAGAACCTATGCCAAAGACTGCAAATTATCGTCAAGAATATTTTTTAAATAAAGCTGCACAACTAGCATTTAATTCTACAATGACACATAAACATGGTTGTGTATTAGTTAATTCAAATACAGATGAAATTATATCAACTGGATATAATCATACATATATACATATGTATCATTTATATTCATGTCATGCAGAATGTGATACTTTGCGTAAGGTGAAAAAAAACATGGATCTATCAAATACTGAATTATATGTTGTTAGAATAGGACCGAATAGTTTAGGAAATCCATTAAAGCTATCAAAGCCATGTGATGGATGTGCTAAATTAATATTAAAATCAAATGTTGGACGTGTGTTTTATTCTTGCAATTGATTAAATTGACTTCTTATCTAAATAAAAAGAAATATGACAGATATGAAATATATAAAAATCATGTCATTAAAATCAAATATATCTTTTTTTGATATTTTTATAGAAAGCATATATAATGAATGGTATGATTTTTATATAAAAAATTCGATATCATACGATGATCTTATTAAATTTTATAAAGATAAACTAGATAATGTATTTATACTTTTTAATATAACAAATAGTGAGTTTATAGGTTGTTATAGTATCTATAGAATTCAAGGATTAATTGCAGATATTTTAATTATTAAAAAGTATAGAGGTCAGGGTTATGGTCGTATATTAATAAATGATGCATTATATAGATTGCGTTATAATTTATTTTCTTATCTGTATTGTGAAGATAAAAATATAAATTTATATAAAAAATATGGTTTTATACTTATATATAAAACAAATACCTATAATCTAATGGTTCGATTTAATATGGTTATTGTTCTTACGCTATTACTCTTAATAAGTTTTTTTAATATTTAGCATAGGTATGTTTTTATTTTTCTTTGATTGATAAAGTAATGGATCAAATTGTTCTTCTGCGTCGTCATCATTATCTGCAGCTGCACATTCATTATGTTTTTGCCAAAATTCACGACTTCCAACAGAAAATGGCGGATGCACATCTGCTTCAAACCAGAATACACAATCTTCTAATTTACTACTTCTAGATATATTATTAATAACAAGACAACCAAAACCTTCAGTCACAGTATCCATTATTGTAGAAAACATATCAAATGTGGGTATAACGCTGCAATAATTTTCATAAAGACGTTTTCTATTATTAATATTGTTTTCTCTAAAGATAAATGTAAAATCGACATTACATCTTAAATCAGGAGGGATACCTAATACATATTGTAGAGTGAATATGCATAGTAGTTTTTGATGTCTACCATTCTGGAAAATATAACGCATATTTTTATCTTTTGTCCATATTTTATCATACATGCAATCGTCTAATATTAAAAAAGCACGAGGGTCTATATTTGTTTTGCCATATATAGATTTATCACGATTTTCTTTTTTAATTAATGTTTTTTGTCGATTAATAAGATCACCAATAAGCTTAGGAGAATATTCTTCATGAATAAATAAGCTAGGTACCATATCACTATATGATTTATTTGAACTTTCTGTTGGACTAATAATAGTACCGACAGGTATGTCTTTATGATAGAACATTATATCTTTTAAACATGTTGTTTTGCCTCCATTACGTTTACTAATTAGGGCAATAATACTATTATCAGGAATAGAACTAATATCAAATTTACGTAAGACTAACTGCATTTTCTTTTACAAACAAATAATTTTACGCGAATCTAACTTTGTAATGATAAATTATAAATCTATATAAAGAAATTTGTATATAAAGAAATTAAAGAATGGATAAAGATACTCAAACATTTCGTCTCTTTAATGAGACTATAAATCAATGGATTCCGTTTGAAGATAATATAAATAAACATGATAAAGATATCATAAAATCAAAAATGATAGATAAAATAACTTCTCTGAATTGGCCAATAACATTAAGATATGTAGCATTAGGTTCTTATGGTGATTGTGTAATATATGATCCAACAAATTCAAATTCAATAGAATTAGTTTCTGATAGTCAATGATAATGCATAAAAATTTGATATGTTTTTTAAACTCACAAAAACAAAAATGGATGTTAGCAATATAATTATCAAGACGAAAAATATGTCTGATATGAATAATAATACATGGGATATAATTGACGATGATTATCGTATAATTATAAAGTCGCAGGATTTGTTTACGTGTTTTATAACACGTGCATTTGAATTCAAAACTAAAAAATCAATGATATCGGCTCATATGTTAATTCATACACATGATAATAATAATTTATCAAAGGTACAATATTGGAATCCAGACATTCTTGAAGATGAAGATATTGTACTTGAAAAAATATTGGAAGATTTATCTAACTTTGAGAAATATTATAATAAGACATATGATTAAACTAATATTAGATACGAAGAATTTGAATTGACTTTCGAGTGAACTTATTATGGATAGAGATATATGACATGACGGCAGGTTTCTTCTGAATTATTATCGATTCTATTTTTTTTAATTATATATAGATCAGGATTGAATAATAATAAATATCCAGGTGATATATCGATACTAATTGGATTAATATATTCACCTCGGAATGAATACAATCCTCCGCTGAAGTTTTCGTGTGAATAATTAAGAATTCCATGATATGTTACTTTAGTAAATTCATGATCAAAATTTGTATTATATGTTTCTTTAGCAAATTCAATATATTTAGATTGTGTTATAGATTTTAATTTAATAATTGTTTTTTCTTCTTTTATACGGCTTATGTTTATAACAGAACGAATATCGTATAGATGTAGTTGTTTATATTTTTGCAGTAACATTATATATATATGTCTAGATATATTCTAGCCACATTTTATGTTCTGGTTCTGGAATACAATTATCTTCTAACATTTGCCATACAACTGGTATAGTTTCAGTAATATATTGATTCATATCTTTATAAAGAAGAGCATAACGTTTTCTTAAAGCAATAATAGAATTTGATAGCTCTTCTGTATTACTGATGCTAATCTTTATATCATCTACAAAACCATTAAGTACATTTACCATACGTGTGATTTGTCCAGTAAAACAGGTATTAATACCGTCTTGTAATTCATCGCGCATAATAATTAATAATGTATCTTTATGTTGGGATTCATAAATAATTGTAAATACACTGATTAAAACGTCTATAAAATTTACATTATATATGGAATGTGGTATACGATCATTACATTTTTTCATAATTCTTTTAGTTAATTTTTTAGAGATATGTATATCTTGTAATGCTTTTCGAATATAATCTATTTCTCCAATACCATCTCCAGTTTCTTTATATTTAAATCTATATTTCATTATATATGAAATGGAATTTGCCATAGATTTCTGTACACTTGTTAAATGTACATTTTGAGCATTATTATATGTAGTATTTCCACTTCCATTATCACCTCGGTTATCACCACGATTATCACCTGTATTGACCGTGCGATCTCTGGCATCAATAAGTATACTTAATAGATCAGCATCTACATTTAGTTGTTTATCTCTTAAAATGCCTATCGCATCTGATAAAGTTAGTGTACCAATTATATTTAGTCGATAAGCTAGTGCAAGTTCTTCATAAACACCAGTGTTAATCATACTTGGAGGTAATTTTGAATACATATTAAACCATAAATCATTATTTTTAAGATTTACGTTGGTACCTTGTATAGTATTAAGACAGGTAGGTATTTTAGTTAGTTTATTAAAAGATAAGTTTAATTCAGCTAAGTTCCTGGGCATATTATCAGGAATAAATTCAGTAATATTACAATAAGCTATAACTAAGACACGTAATGATTCAGGTAGATATGTTTGAAATACAGAAAGATCACAATGTTGTATGTTTAATGTTTCAAGAGCTATATAGTTATACATATTAGGAATTTTAGTAATTTTAGGACAATTATAGATTTGAATGCTTAAACAATCATGTAAAACTAGATTATTATCATTTAATATTTTTTCATCTCGAATATCAATATTTTCAGTTGGGTTAGCTGCGCAATTTAACTCTAATTCATCACAGCCACCTTCGTTATCACAGCAGCCTTCGTTATCACAGCCGCCTTCGTTATCACAGCAGCCTTCGTTATCACAGCCGCCTTCGTTATCACAGCCACATTCGTTATCATAGGAGTCTGCATGTTGATTAATTTCAATATATGAAACCACTGTGTTTTTCCTAAACCAAAGCCAATTCCACCAACCACAACATATAAAAAACATTATACTATATAAAAATAAGTTATCTTTAAATGTTTTCATAAAATTCCAAAACATCTGGATGTGCTCGAAATAGTTCAGAACTAACATTTATAAGTTTTAGGCTTTTCAAATTTCTTACTCTGCTCAAAGCTGTATAAGCTCTCCCATACATAAAGTCAGATTCATAATTTATATCTTTATCAAAACATATAATAGCACAATCAAGTGTCATTCCCTGTGATTTATTAATCGTAAGAGCATAAGCTAATCTCAGAGGCATAAATTCAATCCATGTATTTTCGTTGTTATCTTCTTTTACTCGATTGTACTTAATGATTGTTGTTAGCCCAGACATAAATTTAACAGTAACACCTTTTAATCCGACATCCATAACAATTCCTCGAGCGCCATTACATAGTCCTAATTCAAGATCAATATTCCATGTGAGTACAACTTGTGCACCCACACATAATTTACACATATCTGGTATTTTGCAAGACTGTGCCCATGCACGCACAGGTTCAGTAGATAATTTAAGAGGATATTCAAAAGATCTGGCTCCATTTTTGATAAGTTCTTCGTATTTTTGATTATTTAATTCATCAACATCTACATTGCGAGTATATAATATTGTGGGTTCAATATCATCTGCGAATTTGTTATTTCTGGTAGATTTAAGAAGTTTAATTGTTTCTTTAGGGCATATACCTCTTCTTAGACTTTCTAGAATCTGAATAAATGCTACATCATCTTTATGACGTTGAGATTCTAATAATTCAATTGTGTTAATATCCAATGTAGGCCAAGAAACACTCTTGAAGAAATGTTTGTTTTTAACAGGAGGAAGTTGAAATAGATCACCACATAATAGAATTTGTATACCACCAAAAGGCAGATTATTGCCTTTTATGAGTCCTAAAAGTTCTGAAATCAGATCGAATAATTGTGAATCCATCATACTGATTTCATCAATAATTAATAGTTGAAGACGTAATAATCGATTATATACGAATTTCTTTTTTAATTTAATTGTATTGAATAATTCTTTAGCAGATTTATTACCAATACCAATTCCAAGATATGAATTAATTGTTGTACCTCCAATTAAAATACCAGCTGAGCCAGTAGTTGCTGTAATTCCATAATATAGGCCATTTTCTCTAGCCCATTTAACAATATGATTGATTGAGTATGATTTTCCTGTACCAGCTTGGCCACATAAGAATACATTGTTGCCTTCTTTTATCTTATCAAATGCTTTTTGTTGTTCTTTATTCATGACAACAAACTCTGTTACTTCTCATAAAATACTTAAATTGTATTCAAATTTTTATGAGTTATCTATATATATTTATTTATTTTGTTTGGGCAATGTGACATTTTTTTCAAACCATGGACTTTCTTTATTAAACATATGTGCCATTTTTCCAGATATATCAGTATCAGCAAGTTGTTCTTCTAGGTAAGTTCGAGGTATAAATCTATATTCAATACGTTTATTTTTACTAATAGCTTTGATTTTTTCTTCATAAATTCCATTCATGACAAGGAAAACACCGATTGTAAATAATAATATAATTAGCGTTTTCATTATTATTTCATTATTATTTAACAACAAAAAAAAAACCATATAAGGATTTAAATAGAACTTAATTAAAATGGCACGAGAACCATTAGTTCCAGTTTCTGAGATGGATTATCTGGATGAAGATCCACCTCTAAGAGGTCAAAATTATGCATGTTTAAGTTTTATTAATCCAGAAGAGGTTATAAAGAAAAAGGAGGTGTTTTTCTTTGAAATGTTTTTAAAGAATTTTAGCATAGAGATGAATGATTTTTTTAGTAAATTAACAGATAAATATAAGGATGAGATAGATATAATTAGAACGATTAAGGATAATCATAGTTATATTTTTAATCCAGATGAACTATATGAAAATTATTTATATTACGTGAATAATAATAATGCCAATCTAGATAAAGATTATTTAGAGAAGAATAATTATCAAACTTCGATGCGTGGATTGAAGATTCGTGGAGTATTTGACACCTTAAAAGAGGCTGAGATTCGTGCCCAAGTATTAAAGAAAGTTGATAATCGTTTTAATGTATATGTTGGTCAAGTTGGATGTTGGGTACCATTTGCTCCGAATCCAGATGATATTCAGAATCAGGAGTATGCTGAGAGTGAATTAAATACATTAATGAAGAATTATAAGGAGAATCAAGAGAAGAAAGATATCTTTTATGAAGAGAGAAAGCGTGAGCTTCAGGTTCTTAAGATGAAAGAGAAACTAGAAGCGAAGGATGCTTGGACAGCAAACAAAGAAGCTGAGGCGGCAGCTAAGCGCGATGCGGAAGGCGCAGGCGCAGCCGAGAATATAG